AAGGTTTTAACACTGGGGCTTTTTTTTGCTTACTTCTTAGCCCAAGGTGGGGCGGCTTTAGCAGGGGCAGCGGCTGGCGCTGTAGAAGCATTAAACGGCGTAGTAGGCATGGCAGCAGGTACAGCACCGGATAATGCTTTAAATCCTTTAACGTCGTTGCTATCTCCGTATTGTTCATCTCGGCGTATGCTCAACTTGATAGCCAGTTGGCCACCGATAAGCATATCAGTGTCTGTTACCTTGGCCAAACCAGTAGCGCGCATGATCTGGCCTAATTGTTCGCGGCCAATTTCCTCGGCTTTTTGATTCGGGTTTTTAATATTCAGGTTGCCAAATACAACTCTACCTTGCATTGTCGGGCCGGTAACTTGGTATTTGATGGCGATATATTGGCCGTTGCCTGCCTTGGTTGATTTCAACTCAGCACCGGCAATCGTTACGTTGTACCAACCTTCGGGCAGCGGGTCAAAACTGCTGGTTGATACGGGCATATCTGCAACGTTAAACTCTTGATCTAAAAAAGCCATGATGTTATTCCTTGAAAGTAATTGAGAAAGATGTGCGGCCAGGGGTTGAAGTAATAGCACCTAGTAGCGGGGTAGTTATTGAGTTATCAGCCTGTTTCCAAACTGTCGCGTTTATTTCCGGTTTCCATCGGAAAAGTGAACCAAGATGATCTGACAAACCGGCTTCAGCGGCCAACTCTTGCAACTTTGCAGCGTCCACCTTTTTGTCAATCCGTCCTACCATCTTGATAATAAAGCCATCGTGCTTAATGGTTTCAGTGCCCTCCAGTACTCCAATTTGTAGAGCTTGTAACATTTGATCTTCCACCTCGCGGCGAGCTTGTACGGCGTTAGCTTCAGCTTGTTTGTACGCCATCCAAGCATCGGCCATTAGTTTTAAATCATCAAAATCAGGCATATAAATTCCTTAAACAAAATCAGTTAAATCAGGGGCAGTCCATCCGTCCGGCTTGCCAATCTTGCCACCGCGCAAAATTACAGGCTTACCATCTATTAGCTTTGCATCATTGCTATTAAGTACAGCATCATCAGCATCTTCTTTATTAAAACCTGCAAAATAAGCAATACCATTACCAGTCACTTCGATGTCGCAAAGCGCATCTAAAGCATCAACACGCAAATGGCTGGGAATATAAACAAAGTTTTCACGGTTTTTTAATTTGTTTGCAAACCACACCAGATCAGTAATGCTGCGCTCTAGCAAACGTGCATAACCGTCCTTGTCGGTGCGTAAACTTGCTAAAAACTCGCATATTTCCTCCAACTGGCATCCAATCTGGACGCTAACGTTTTCCTCTATTTGCTCTTTACCGCAGGCTGCAAGCCAATCAGCGGTACGTTCAAAATTACTCATTATTTAGCACCTCCAATTTTAGAAATAATCACACCAAGATCAGGCGCTTCCCAACTTGACAACTTACCGCTGCGATCTTTAGCCAACCAGAGGCCGTCAGAATCACACATTAGCGCACGCTGGGTGTTACCTTCAGCATCCTTCTCTACTCGCAAAGCTAGCACCTCATCGAAAAAATAGGGCAATGCTTGGCCTGTTTTATTACCTGGCATAGATGGGCTGTACAGTACGCGCCCCATTTCATCTTGGGTTTTTTCCAACTTTGCAGTCATAAGCACATGCTTTGGCAGGTCACGAAAGGCGCGGATAATATCGGCCATCTGTTCCTGCATAGCACCATATGCGGCGCGTGGGTCTTTGTTTACCTTTTTTTCATGGTTCAGGCACACTTCAGCAACTTCGGATGCAGAATCAAGCACTACGCTTGCAAAGTCTGAATTTAGCGCATATGTGTATGCTTCGCGCAGGTCTGCCATGCTACTAATTTCAATGTATGGCAAGTCTGCATCTTGAATGCTAAGCAGGCCACCTTCGGCACTTAAAACAATAGGGTTTGGCATTGTTTTAATTAACGTAGTCTTACCAGCACCAGCGGCACCGTAAACAAGTAATTTAACACCATTGGCACTAAGGCCGCTGGTACGTTTTAGATTGATAGCCATTTGGCTCTCCTTTTTTACAACCTTCTGGAGATCAGTTCGTTGCATGGCTGAATTGTAGCATACAATATGGCGCATAAGCAAACTTTTTCACACTTTTTTTAAAGAGGACATCATGACACTGGATGAGATTAAACAAAACCTGCAAGATAGGAACCTTAAAGCGGTAGCTTTAAATACAGGCGTAAGCCCTCACACACTGTATAGATTAGTGCGCGGCATGGTTACACCCCACCCATCAACTTTGCAGGTAATTAGCAGCTACTTAAAGGCATCACATGGCTGATATATCGCACATATTGGGCGGGTCATGGGAACCTACACAAAAATACGTTAAAAGCTGTGAAGATCAGCTACGTGATGCAATGCTAGACCGTGGCATTACACCACCACCAGACCTATCTATAGATGGCAAATTGCACAGGTTTCGCAGTGGCACCAAAGGCGAAGGCGGTCACGATAAGTCCGGCTGGTATGTAATTTATGGCGATGGCATACCATCGGGACAATTTGGAGATTGGCGCACTGGCGAGGCTATCAATTTCAGAGCTGACATTGGCCGTGATTTAAGCATGGCAGAGCAATTGACCAACACACGCCGGCAGGCCGAAGCTAAAGCCATGCGCGAAGCTGAGTTAAAGATAACACGGCAGGCGGCTGAAAACACCGTAGAAAAGATATGGGTTGAAGGCGGTATAGCAAGCGCACAGCATCCATACCTGACCCGTAAAGGCATACAGCCACACGGCGCAAGAGTAACCGGAGACGGGCGTTTAATCGTACCGCTTTACGGCATAGATAACAAACTTAGCAGCTTGCAATATATCGATGAATCAGGCGGTAAGTTGTATCACTCAGGCGGTCAAGCTGGGGGCAAATTTTGGATGATTGGCACGTTAGACGAGCCTGGCACGTTATACGTTGGCGAAGGCTTCGCAACCGCGGCCACTATCCATGAGATTACTAAGCGGCCATGTGTAGTGGCTTACAGTGCAAGCAGTTTGCCGTCAGTCGTGCAAGCATGGCGCGAGAAGCTAGGCGTAACGCAAGAGATTGTTATCGTAGCTGATAACGATAGCCATGGCGTAGGCCAAAAGTATGCTGACCAAGCCAGTGCCAAATATGGGGCGCGGGTTGTAATGCCACCAATTGTAGGTATGGATGCAAATGATTACTTAGTAGCAGGCCATGATTTAGCGGCATTGCTTAATCCACCAGCTAGCGATTGGCTAATTCAAGCCGATGATTTTTGCGCACAACCATCACCCATTAGCTGGCTTGTAAAGAACTGGATACAGGCGCAGGCTCTTGTTATGGTGCATGGCCCATCTGGAGGCGGTAAAACGTTTGCAGTGCTAGATTGGTGTTTACGCATTGCCAGTGGCGGCGGCTTATGGATGGATAAGCACAAAGTAAAGGCCGGCGGGATTGTGTACCTAGCAGGTGAAGGCCATCATGGTTTACGCGGTCGTGTAGCGGCATGGAAGCAGGCGCACGGCGTTAAAAAGTTAAATATGTGGCTAAGCAAAGACGGATGCGATTTAAACACACCAGAAGGTTATTTACGTGTTGTAACAAATATCAGGGCATTGCCTAACGTTCCAGAGATCATAACGGTTGACACATTGCATAGATTTTTATTGGGCGATGAGAATAGCTCGCAGGATGCCAAAACCATGCTAGACGCATGCGCAGGCTTGATGCGTGAGTTTAATTGCACCGTGATACTTGTACACCATACCGGCGTATCAGACGAGGCGCAGCATAGGGCGCGCGGGTCTAGTGCGTGGCGTGGGGCATTAGACATTGAGATTAGCATCGTACCAAGCAAAGACGATAAGCCGATGGAGATCGTACAACGTAAGTCTAAAGATGCAGAGATGGCAGAGCCGATTTACGCCAATCTTGAAACCGTGGAGATTATCGGCTGGATAGATGAAGATGGCCATGTTGTAACCAGTGCAGTGCTTGTTGAGGCTCAGGCACCAGCCAAAGCCAATAAAAAAGAATCAAAATTTAGCTCTGAGGCGCGTGTGCTCGAAAATGCTTGGTGGTCAACAAAAGCAGAAACACGATAACAAAAACAACCTAAAAAAACCCTTTACAACCCTAATCAATATGCTATATAATAAGTTTAGGGTAGTTAAAGGCGGCAAAAATTTCGTAAACTACCCTACCCTACCCATACTCCTATACCCCCAGTTAGTGAAACTGGGGTAAAGGTGAAAGGTAGGAGGGTCGTTCGGTAATGCGGTCAACTTTGGAGCAACTATGAATTGGGAAAAAAACGGGTCAAGGCCCTATATCAGCGAAAGCGGTTTAAAAAATCATTTGGAAAAACAAGGGTACTCAGCAAGCAAAATTCGCAAGGCGGTTGACCCGTCAAATGGCGATGGACTGATCGGAGGTTTGCTTCAAGCAAACATGATTGAAACATTTGAGCATGGCTGGATTGTCATTGACGACACATGGGCCAGCGCAATGATGGTGAGTAAGCATGGGGCGTCAGAATGAATCAAAAATCCTTTTATAAGCTATGCCTTTATTTTGGCGCTTTTCCAGATAGCACAAACTTTACTGTTAAACGTGATGATTTTGTGAAGTGGATGGAGAGTCAAGGTTATGCAGAGCGCACAATTAACAACCATGCAGCCCCGTCAAGACCAGGAGGAATCATCAACCAACTTATGGAAGATGGCCTTATTGAAGATGGCGGAGTTAAGCGATGGAACGTCCCATGCGTACAAAAGCTTAATGCACAAAAGCCACGCATTAAAAAACCATCAATAAAGATGTTTGCAGGTAATCCACCAGATGGTGATGGCTGGATTACTAGCACTAGGCTTGATGATGAGAATGAATTAGGCATTGAATGGCGGTTGTTTCGCAAAGAATATGCGCCAAATTGCAATAACCTAAAAGTTGTGGCTATTGGTAAGCGCGTTCCTCACAAAGCAAATTACTGGCTTTCATCAAAAAACGGAAAATTACTTATGACTAAAAATGCCGTGCTACTTAAACAACACCGGCCTGATATTTTTGATAATCTTAGCGAAGATTTAGAGGATTTATGAAGCACCACCAAGAAACCTTTAACTTTGCAACATGGAAATATGAAATACAATAAACCAATGAACACGAAAACACACACATCAAAAGCGCGGCCAATTGAAGATAAGCAAGCAATAGCTGCAAACGTTTTTAATTGCATGCGCAGTGGTATGAGTGCATACAAGGCTTGCGTAGCCTCTGGCGTGCCTCAGAGCACGTTTAATCATTGGTTGAATGATGACGCAACCATGGCGGTAGAATATGCGCGCGCGAGGGAAGACTTGCAAGAATTGATAGCCTCGCAAATCATGGAGATTGCAGACCAAGCGCCGGCGCTTACTGCGAATGGTAGCGTGGACACTGGGGCGGTGCAAAAACAAAAGCTACAGATTGATACACGGCGCTGGCTATTGTCCAAGCTGGCACCTAAGAAGTACGGCGATAAACTGGAGGTGTCCGGAGATGCGGCAAATCCAATTGCAATACAGCGCATTGAGCGAGTGATCGTAAAATAATTTTAACTTTTCTTTGTTATTGCTTGCAATTGTGTTTTTTAGTGATACAATAGAGACATCAACAACGAAGGATAGCAAAATGCACATGCCACACACAATACAAACTAACATGACAATCATTGGCACAGGTGCCGATGGCTGCGATTTGCGCACATGGAACGAAGGTAAAAAAACATTTGAAGAGCGTTACGAATACTTCCCAACCAGCCTTGGTTACAAAATCGGTTTGATTGTGGTGGTAGAAATCACAGCATAACAACAACCCGGCCAGAGATGGCCGGTAACTAAACGAAATAAAAAGGTAACAAAATGACAACACTTGAACAAGCAGCGCGGCAGGCGCTGGAGGCGCTACAACTTTGTGCGAACGGGACAGACGACACAATGCTTACCCGCGATGCACTCGCTGCTCTGCGACAAGCACTTGAGCAACTAAACCAATTCAATCCTGATTGGGCTACGCAGGCCGTGCTAGTCGAAGAGATGCAGCGCATGGCAAAGCGCATAGAGGAACTGGAGACGGCGACGCCACAACCAGACCTGGAATGGGTAGGATTGACGGACGTAGAAATTGGAGATGCACTGATTGATTTGCCTGTTTTGGGCAACGGGTATTTCCTTCGGATTGCCCGCGCTATTGAAGCAAAGTTAAAGGAGAAAAACACATGACAACAATTGAAAACGCAGCGCAAAACGAATATATTGATGCTTGGGCATCAAGCTTAATTAAGCAAAAAGACACTAGCGGATGGTTCTATGAAATTATGCTTTTCATGATGTTTATCATCTGTTTTGGTTTTATTGGTTTTTTAGTGGTAACTTTGTGACAACCCTACAAATTAAAACACCAGCATGGGCAGTGCCTTTGCTGGAGCCTGCACGCTATAAAGGCGCTTATGGTGGCCGTGGCTCTGGCAAATCGCATATGTTCGCAGAGCTGATGATTGAGGCGCACATTATTGATCCTCAAAGCCGGTCGGTGTGTGTACGTGAGGTGCAAAAGTCTTTAGGGCAGTCAGTAAAACGTTTGCTGGAGCTAAAGATACAGGAGCTTAATGCTGGCGCTTACTTTGAGGTGCAGGAAGCCCAGATCAAGGCCAAAAACGGGCAAGGCTTGATTATATTTCAAGGTATGCAGAACCATACCGCTGACTCTATCAAGTCGCTGGAAGGCTATGATAGGGCATGGGTAGAGGAAGCGCAAAGCCTATCACAGCGAAGCCTTGACCTGTTACGGCCAACTATCCGCAAGCCTAACTCTGAAATATGGTTTACGTGGAACCCTAGCCAGGCTACTGATCCGGTCGATGTCCTGCTACGTGGTGCAACTCCACCTAAAGATGCAATCATCTTGCCAGTTAACTACGACAACAACCCGTGGTTTCCTGAAGTGCTTAAAGATGAAATGGAATACGATAAGCGCCGTGACCCAGATAAATACATGCACGTATGGCGTGGTGAATACGTGCGCAACTCAGAAACCCGTGTATTTAAGAACTGGAAAATAGAGGACTTTGAAGCCCCTCGCGATGCACTGCACAGGCTAGGCGCTGACTGGGGCTTTAGCGTTGACCCTACGGTGTTGGTACGCTGTCACATCATTGGGCGCATGCTGTACGTGGACTATGAGGCTTACATGGTGGGTTGCGAGATTACCAGCACACCTGACCTATTTATGACCGTGCCAGAATCGGAGAAATGGCCGCTAATAGCAGACAGCGCACGGCCGGAGACTATCAGCCACATGCGGCGCAATGGGTATCCGAAAATAATGGCGGCAGTTAAAGGGCCTAAGTCTTTAGAGGAAGGCATAGAATGGTTAAAATCATACGATATCATTGTCCATTCACGTTGCATACATACCATTGACGAGCTTACACTTTACAGTTATAAGCAAGACCCATTGACTAATCAGATAATCCCAGTGCTAGAGGACAAACAGAATCACGTTATAGATGCGCTTAGGTATGCGTGCGAAGGTGTGCGCAGGGCAGCAACTAAGAAACCTGATAAAGTCAATCTAATTCCTACTATGAACAAATGGTAATATGAAAAACGAATATAAGCTATCACAGTTGCATCAGAATGCTTTGTCAGAATTTGATAAAATACAAACTGCTATTCGTGACGAGCGCTTGCAATGTTTGCAAGACCGTAGATTTTATTCAATAGCCGGTGCGCAATGGGAAGGGCCATTAGGTGACCAATTTGAGAATAAGCCGCGCTTTGAAGTTAATAAAGTGCATCTTGCAGTTATACGCATCATTAACGAATATCGTAATAACCGCGTCACTGTGGATTTTATTTCCAAAGATGGCACAGCTAATGAGACTTTAGCCGATACATGCCAAGGTCTATACCGTGCCGATGAACAGGATAGCGTGGCTAATGAAGCTTACGATAACGCATTCGAGGAAGCCGTAGGCGGTGGCTTTGGAGCATGGCGTTTACGTACATGTTACGAGGATGAAGAGGATGATGATAATGACCACCAGCGCATACGCATAGAGCCAATCTTTGATGCTGATAGCAGCGTTTATTTTGACCTGCAAAGCAAGCGACAAGACAAGAGCGATGCACAGCATTGCTATGTTATCTATAGCATGACCCGCGATGCCTACGAAGAGCAATACGAGGACAACCCTACAGACTGGCCTAAAGAGGTGCACCAGTACGAATACGATTGGTGCACTCCTGATGTGGTGTTTGTTGCTGAGTATTACAAGATCGAGGAAAAGAGCGAGACTATACGCATCTTTGAAAACTTGGTAGGCGAAGAGGAACGCTACACCGAAGCAGACTTTGCCAATGACGAAAAGCTAGAGGAAACCCTACAGGCCACAGGTAGCCGTGAGATACGTCAAAAAAAGGTTAAGCGTAAGAAGGTGCATAAGTACATCATGTCCGGTGGGCGCATCTTAGAAGATTGTGGCTACATTGCGGGTAAGTGCATACCTATCGTGCCGGTGTACGGCAAACGATGGTTTGTGGACAATGTAGAGCGATGCATGGGACATGTACGCCTGGCTAAAGATGCACAGCGTTTAAAGAATATGCAACTATCCAAACTGGGTGAGCTTAGCGCATTGTCTAGCGTGCAAAAGCCTATCCTAACCCCTGAGCAGATAGCAGGGCATCAGGTGATGTGGGCAGAGGACAACATCAAAAATTATCCATACCTGCTTATCAACCCGATAACCGATGCTAACGGACAAACATTACCAAGTGGCCCGGTTGCTTACTCGCAGTCAGCGGTAATACCACCGGCAATGGGCGCGTTATTTCAAATTACAGAATTGGATATGTCGGAGATACTAGGCAACCCGCAGCAGGGTGAGAAGATGGTTAGCAATATCTCAGGAAAGGCCGTGGAGATGATTCAGCAGCGACTAGATATGCAGACTTTTATCTACATGTCAAACTTTGCTAAGGCCATGAAACGATGTGGAGAGATATGGCTATCCATTGCAAAGGATATTTACGTAGAGGAAGGCCGGCGCATGAAGAAGGTAGGCGGTAATAATGACATTAACAATGTTACGCTTATGAAACCTAAATTGAACCAAGAGAATGGCATGGTAGAGGTAGAAAACGATTTAAGCATGGCTAACTTTGATGTTGTAAGCGATGTCGGGCCATCGAGCGCATCTAAGAAGGCTGCAACTGTACAGGCCATCACTGGCATGATGCAGATTACTCAAGACCCTGAGACATTGCAAGTATTAGGCAGCATGGCAATGCTTAACATGGAAGCCGAAGGCGTGGAAGATGTGCAAGCGTATTTCCGCAACCGTCTAATCAAGATGGGCGTTGTTAAACCAACTGAGGAAGAGACAGCTAAATTGCAAGCAGAGATGCAAGGCCAACAGCCTGACCCTAATGCGCAATACTTAGCAGCCGCCGCAGAGGAAGCACAGGCCAAAGCAGCACAGGCACGGGCTACAGTAATCAAGACATTGGCAGATTCAGAATTAGCCAAAGCTAAGACAATGGAAACCATATCAGGGATTGATTTAAAAGCACAATCTCAGTCATTAGATATGATTGAGAAACTAATTCAACCGCCTAAAGTTATGTAACGAAATATAATTGGATATAATTCAATCAAACGGTATCCATCCAACCGTATAAAGTGGGTGAGTTTAAACGGGGTTTTTTATGTCAGAAACGGTAGAATCAGTAGCCGATGAGGTTATCGAAGCAGCGGAAGATGTTACTAATGATGTGGATAATACCGCAGAATCAGGGCAAACTAACGCAGTAGATGATGATGTTGTCGTAACTATTGGCGAGGAAGCACCACCTCAAGATGAGCCGGCAGCGGCACCGGATTGGGTTAGAGAATTGCGCAAGCAAAATCGGGAAAAAGAAAAGCGCATCAGAGAACTTGAAGCTAAGCTAAACACTACAGCGACTGAGACAAAGCCGGTCGTATTAAGTAAAAAGCCAAAGCTAGAGGATTTTGATTATGACGCTGAAGTATTTGAGTCTGCATTAGATAAATGGTTTGACCAAAAGCGCAAGGTCGAAGATCAAGCGAAAGTGCAAGAAGCTGAAGTTATGACCCAGCAAAAAGCATGGCAGGGCAAACTAGATAACTACAGCAAGGCCAAAGCAGAGCTAAAAGTAAAAGACTACAACGATGCCGAAATGGTGGCGCAGGAACTCTTTAATGTTACTCAGCAAGGCGTTATGCTGCAAGGTGCAGACAATCCCGCATTGGTTATTTATGCGCTAGGCAAAAACCCAATTAAGGCCAAAGAACTGAGCTTAATCACTGACCCCGTAAAGTTTGCATTTGCGGTAGCCAAACTGGAGAAAGACTTGAAAGTTACAAACCGTAAAGCAATACCCGCACCTGAGAAAGTAATCACTAGCAATGGTGGTAAAACCTCTGGCGGTTTAGATTCAACACTTGAGCGGTTGAGAGCTGACGCAGAAAAGACTGGAAACTATACAAAAGTGGTACAGTACAAGAAGCAAAAGCAATCGGCTAAAATTTAATTTTTAATTTGAAAGTAAATCATGGCAAATTCATTTAACAAAGAAGAGCGCGTAGCCTTTGAGAACATCCTTGAAGGTTTTAACGATGCTCTGGTATTGTCGCGCAACGTGTCTATTTATAGCACCGATAGCGTGACTATGGAGCGCACCAATAACACTATCTGGCGGCCACAGCCTTATATTGCCCAGTCTATCAATAGCACCCCCGGCGTGTCTATTTCATCCTCTTACCAGACAATGACCCAGTTGGCAGTCCCTGCAACGCTTGGTTTTTCTAAGACCGTGCCTTGGACTATGACAACCCTAGAGTTGCGTGATAGCTTGCAAGAAGGTCGATTGGGTGATTCAGCCAAGCAAAAGCTAGCCTCTGATATCAATATCGCTATCATGAATGTGGCATCTAGCCAAGGCTCTTTGGTCGTGCCAGTTGCTACCGCATCAGGCGACTATGACGATATCGCATTGTGCGACAGCATCATGAATGAGCAGGGCGTACCTAACTTTGACCGTTACCTAGCCCTTTCAAGCCGCGACTATAACGGTTTAGCTGGCAATCTTGCTGTAGCTACTCGCAGTTTTGGCAATGCTAAATCTGACAAAGCATATGAGCGTTCATACGTTGGTATGGTGGCAGGCTTTGACACTTACAAGATGGATTATGCAAACCGTATCGCTATTGCGGGCGGCGGTGCAACCACCATCAACACCTCCAACGGTTCGCAAGAGTACACCCCTGAAGCCACTAGCACCAGCGTGGGCGGCCAGATCAACGTGGACAACCGCTTCCAAACCGTTACAGTGTCTAACACTGTAGGCGTGGCTGTAGGCGATGCGTTTACCATTGACGGCGTAGAGGCAGTGCATCACATCACTAAGCAGGCTACCGGCCAACTAAAGACCTTCCGCGTGGTTGCTATTGCTTCTGGCACCACTATGGTTATTACCCCACCGATTATCTCGGCAACCACAGCACCAAGTGATGCAGCTTTGCAGTACCAAAACTGCAAGATTGTTACCGGCGCATCTTCCGCACCTTTGAACTGGCTTAACACCGGTGCAAGCAACATTAACTGTTTCTGGCAAAAAGACTCGCTGGAGATTCTGCCCGGCCGTTATGCTGTACCTTCCGACGCTGGCACCGCAGTGATGCGCGCAAGCACTGAGCAAGGTATCGAGCTGGTAATGCAAAAGTTCTACGATATTGACAGCATGACCATTAAATATCGTTTGGATACTCTGTTCGGTGTTGTTAACAAACAGCCCGAAATGTCCGGCATCCTGATTTTTAATCAGTAAGCGGTAAAATAGGAAAGGGGCTTAGGCTCCTTTCCTCATTCATTGGAGTACACCATGCCATTATCTAAAGGCTATAGTCAGAAAACTATTAGCAAAAATATTTCAAAAGAAGTTAAATCAGGCAAGCCACAAAAGCAAGCCGTTGCTATTGCATTAAGCGTGGCAAAAGAAGCTAAAGCCAAGGTCAAAAAGAAATGATATTCCCCGCATTGGTTTATAAAAGCCCGGGCAACTATACGCACCATGCAACCAAAGGTTCTTACGACTGCATAGCAGCTATTGATGCTGATATGTTGGCGGTATGGTTAGAACGCGGTTATCATTTGAGCATTGATAATGCGGTTAAAGCCGCAGGCGATAAGGCTTTCAAAATTAAAAAGGTAACATTAAGCGTAAAGCCTAAAAAGAAAAAAAAGCCTTCTAAGCCGCTAGGTATTGCCAAGCCTGAAAAAGAGGCTGTAATGGCCGATAATGCACCTCCAACACGGGCAGAATTAGAAACCAAAGCTACAGAGTTAGGAATAAAATTCGATGGCCGGTGGAGTGATAAACGTTTACAGCAATACATTGCTAACCAACTGGGGTAAATCATGGGCTATTCAAAGCGTCAATTTATAGCAGCCGCATTCGAGGAGATCGGCCTTGCATCTTATGTCTTTGATCTTAGCCCAGAGCAAATAGAATCTGCATTGCGGCGCTTAGATACAATGATGGCAGAATGGAACGGCAAGGGCATACGCTTAGGCTATCCATTGCCATCTAGTCCACAATATAGCGATGTAAATGCGCAGTCAGATGTACCTGACGCTGCATTTGAAACTATTATCACTAATCTGGCGATACGCATTGCACCTAGTTACGGCAAACAAGTAATGCCAGATACTAAAATCACTGCAAAAAATGCTTACAATACGCTCTTATCGCGTGCAACACTGCCAATGCAAGCGCAATTAGGTCAGTTACCAAGCGGTGCAGGTAATAAGTCATGGCGATATGACAATCCATTCTTAAATCGACCAGTTGACCCAGTGTTGGCTGGCCAAGATGGTGAAATACAGTTTAATTAAGGGACAAAATGCCAACGATTAACCAACTTTCAAGCATTGGCACAGTTCAAGCCGGTGACTTAATCCCCGTTTACGTGCCTAACAATGGCGATGCGCGAAAAATGTCAGTAAGCGCATTGTTGGCTTACTTTCAGCAAACATTTGCAAGCCCCGATGTGTTTACTCAGTTTGTAACACCTGGCACTGGCTTTAATGTGGCTGTAACAAACAACGGTAACAACGGCTGGCTACTGTTACAACCGGCCGGCACGCTGGCCACCGGCACAATCACACTGCCACTAAACACCGTAGCAGCCGATGGACAAGAGTTAACCGTAACCACTACCCAGCAAATTACAGCCGTAACAATTGGCCTAAATGGTGCAACCGCAGTATTCGGCGCACCTACATCATTAGGCGCTGACGACTTTTTCAAACTTAGGTTTTATCAGACCACAAATAGCTGGTACAGAATAGGTTAAATCATGACATTCTTAGCCAAAAAACAGCAAGCACAGTTTGCACTTACAACTACTTTTTACGTAGATGTAGCACCTCTTACCAATAGCGGATGGACTACAGTTTACCGAGTAGATAACGCATTCTCAGTGCCTAAGTTGGTAGTATTGGCTAAGTTCATGCAGCCTACTAAAATAGGGCCATACACTTCTGACATTATTATCCGCATTTTGGCAAGTACCGATGATGTGGAATATAGCGTTGTTGACCCTACACCGGCACCATTACCACCGGCACCAGACCCAACAGCACCACCACCAACATCTACAACACCAACGGCGACCGTAGGTATTAGTTCGGCGGTACAGGCAGAGTTAGACAAAAAAGCACCATTAGACGCTAATGGCAAAGTGCCAATTGCCAATTTGCCTATTGATTTAAATTCGAGCATTGTTGCTGATAAGCACTACACACATAATCAAACTGTAGCAGCAGCAACATGGGCTGTAACGCACAGCATGAGTAAATATCCCGCTGTTATGATTACAGATAGCACGGGAGCAGAGGTTGAGGGGGAAGTTCAATACACGGGGCTTAACACTTTGACAATTAAATTTTCGGCACCATTCGCTGGAAAGGCTTTTTTTAACTAAACCGGAGCGTCTTTTATGACCAAGAAAATCCTAGTCTCTTATGACTTTTCGCAAAATGAAATTCAGAACGCTAAGGTTCAAAACTTAGCCTCTGACCCCAGTTCACCAGTTGCCGGCCAGATTTGGTATAACACCACCACCGGCAAGCTAATGGTTCGTGATGGTTCGGCTAATGTGGACGTTACCGCGCGCGCTAACCATTCAGGCACCCAGTTAGCAGCCACTATCAGCGATTTGGCTAGCGTAGTGCAAGCTACCCGCCTCGATCAGTTCGCAGCCCCTACAGCCGCTGTAAGCGCTAACGGCCAACGGTTGACCGGCGTAGCTGACCCAGTAAGCGCACAGGATGCAGCTACTAAAGGATATGTAGATGCAGCCGTTAACGGTACCGATTGGAAGCAATCAGTACGTGCAGCCACTACCGCTGACATTACATTGTCCGGCCTGCAAACCGTAGATGGCATTAGCTTGGCTAACGGAGACCGCGTATTGGTTAAAAACCAAGCCGCAGTAGAAAACAACGGTTTGTATGCTGCATCCTCGGGCGCATGGGTTCGCACTGAAGATGCAAACTCCAATGCCGAAGTTACAGCCGGTTTGACCGTGATGGTTGAAGAAGGCGTGACTATGGCAGATAGCCAATGGCGTCTTATCACAGATGGCGGGATTACCGTTGGCACCACCGGCCTTGACTTTGCCCAGATCGGCGCAGGTACAACCTACAGCGCTGGTACAGGCATTAGCATTGGTGGCAATACCCTTGCTATTGATACAGGTGTTGTGGCTCGCAAGTTCGCTGCGACTGTCGGAGGCGCTGTTAACAGTGTTGTTAATCATGGTTTTAACAACCTTGACGTAACTGTGCAATGCTACTTTGTCGCAACTGGCGAAAGCGTAGAATGTGATGTTGTGCGTAACAGCGTGAACCAAGTTACTCTTGGCTTCGCAGTTGCCCCAGCCGCAGCTTCTATTCGTGTAGTTGTAACTGGCTAAAATGTAAAGCATATGCCCTCCACAATGCTGGGGGGCATCTTTTAAGGGTTGCCATGTGTATAGATGTTAATGGTTTTATAGTCGGGTTACTACCGGCTGGTAGTGGTGGCGCTGTAGACCCATTGGAGCTTGCAAACACTACACCAACGGCACCCGCAGCGGATAAAGTTAAAGTATTCGGGCGCAAGGTAGGCGGGCGTATGATGCCTGCTTTTATCGGGCCATCAGGTTTAGATTCTAGTTTGCAAGCATCGTTTGCACGTAACAGCATTGCCTTTGCACGGCCAATTGGCAACACTAATACAGTTTCAACCAGTGGCATTATGCTAAGTATGACCGGTTCAGCGCAAACATTAAATGTAGCGCCTACAAACCATCACATGGCAATGAAACATGTAATCTATGCAGCAACAGTTGCAGCGGCTACGGCGGTAGGTGGTTTTTATACTTTGCATCCACAATATTTTAGAGGCGTAGCAAATAGCAAGTTAGGCGGTTTTCATTTTGTATGCAGATTTGGCCCGGGCACATTTGGCACTGCTACAATTGCAGCAGCTAATGCCACACGTCGAGGTTTTTGTGGTTTTACATCATCCGTAGCAAATAATACAGACGTAAACCCGTCAACTATCGCCAATGTGCTAGGCGTAGGATGTGATAATACTGATACTACATATCAGATTATGCACAAAACCGGCACAGGCGCGGTAACAAAGATAAATACAGGTATTGTAAAAAGCGTAGCAGATAACACTGAAGTGTATGAATTAGCTATGTTCTGCGCACCGGGTAAAACTGAGGTGCATTTTGAAGTTACAAACTTAACTACCGGATTCGTGTTTAATCACACAGCAAATACAAATTTACCTGCTGAAACTGCAATGCTAGCCCCACGCGGTTATTATTCAGTCGGCGGTACATCTAGCACTATTGGCTTTGCGTTAATGAGCCTATACATTGAAACTGATTATTAAGGTCTTACATGTCAACCAAGCAATTAAACTTTAAATCTTTGCCAGTTATTGCAGCCGCTGATGGTGCAACTAGCCCAGCGCTTACCGCAAGCGATAAGGGCGCATTGGCCTTTAGCACCACCATTAGCAAGGCGCTTATGTGGGATGGCGCAAAATGGACTAGCGCGGGGCTTAAAGGCGACACAGGGGCTACAGGCGCGGTATCAGCAGCAGATCAAACCAAACTAAACGGCATACAAGCCGGAGCAACTGCAAACGCAACCGACGCGCAATTGCGTGATCGTAGCACCCACACAGGCGCGCAAGCCATCGCAACAGTTACAGGTTTGCAATCTATGCTAGATGGTAAATCATCTACCACGCATACCCACGCTAATGCATCTACTACAGTGGCGGGCTTTATGTCAGACGCTGACAAAACCAAGATAGACGGTATTTCAGCAGGCGCTAACGCTTATGTTCATCCTGCTAACCATCCCGCAAGTGTTATCACTCAGGATGCAAGTAATAGGTTCGTGTCTGACGCAGAGAAAACAGCGTGGAATGCTAAGCAAGCTGCACTTGGGTTCACACCTGTCCAGCAGGGCGGCGGCGCTAACCAAGGCGCAAATAAAATTTATCTCGGGTGGGGCACTGACTCGAAATTGAAGCTGCAAGTTGACGCGACCGATTTTGGCTCCACTTGGCCGGTTAATATTTCATTAAACGCCGCGACCGCTACGGCCTTATCAGTCGGGGCTGACCGTACAAAGCTAGATGGCATTGCGGCAAGCGCAAACAACTACGCTCACCCAGCAACCCATCCCGCAAGTGTTATTGCTCAGGATGCAAGTAACCGATTTGTTACTGATGCTGAGAAAACAGGGTGGGATGCTAAGCAACCGGCAGGAACTTACGCAACGGGCACAGGCACAGCAAGCGGCACAAACACTGGCGACCAGACCACAATTACCGGCAATGCGGGCTCTGCAACTACTCTATCAACTGGTGCCGATCGTACTAAACTTGACGGCATTGCTGCAGGCGCAACCGCCTACGCGCATCCTGCGACCCATCCCGCAAGTGTCATAACTCAGGATGCTAGTAATCGGTTTGTAACCGATACAGAAAAGGCAGCTTGGAATGAAGCAGGTAATAAAGTTAAAATACATGCAACCACTAAAAGCGTTGCAATTGGTACTTTTTCAGGGGGACAGGGCGGCACAAACAATGTGGCTATTGGCTTGCAATCAATGCAAGTAAGTACTACAGGTGGGTATAACTCATGTATTGGACATAATTCATTACAAGCAAATCAAGATGGTGCATACAATACAGCAATTGGCGCAGGAAGTATTCAAAATAATACAACTGGGACTAATAATTCTGCATTAGGTTATTTTGCAAGTAATTCTAATACAACAGGAGGTTATAACGTTGCAATTGGTCCTAATGCACTACGAACAAATAAAACTGGAAACAGCAATGTAGCAATTGGCAGCATGGCTTTATCTGTAGCAATTGGAGAAGGAAGGAATACTGCAATTGGTTCCAACGCATTACAAGACCTTACAACTGGTGTTGCAAATATATGTATAGGAACTAGAGGCTCTACTCCAACAAGTACGCCAGTATTTAATGTAGTTGCACAAAATGACCATGTGGTAATGGGGAGTTCAACAGTCACAAATGCTTACATTAAAGTAGCGTGGACAGTGGTATCCGATGCACGCGATAAGACAAACTTTAAAGCTATTCCGCATGGTTTGGATTTTGTAAAGCAGCTAAAACCTACCGCGTATCAGTTCAGAACCGACCGTGGCAGCGAAAAAACTAACGGCGGCGTGCGGTACGGTTTCAAGGCGCAGGACATTGCAGCCATTGAACCAGAGGCGGTTATAGTTGATATTACTAACCCTGAAAAACTCTATTACAATGAAAGCAATCTGATTCCAATATTGGTTAAAGCTATACAAGAATTGTCGGCTGAAGTTGAACGCTTAAAAAATGCAAATTCAAATACTTAACGGAATTTTTACGGATAGCACGGCAGACATTAAGACTGCCTATCCGGTGAATCTAATACCCGTGCCCATTGATAGCGGTATCAGCAAGGGCTATTTAAGCCCCGCTGAAGGCTTAGTAGCCAATGGTGCAGGCGCTGGTATAGACCGTGGCGGTATTGAGTGGCAGGGCGTTTGTTATCGCGTTATGGGAACTAAGCTGGTAACCGTTGCAAGCAATGGCACAGTTACCACGCTCGGCGATGTTGGCGGCACTGGCTTGGTTACATTTGATTATTCATTTGATCGTTTAGCCATTGCAAGCGGTGGGCGTTTGTACTACTGGAATGGAACGCTAACCCAAGTGACAGACCCAGATTTAGGCACTGTTATTGATTTTTGCTGGGTTGACGGTTATTTCATGACAACCGACGGCGAGTTTTTAATTGTTACAGAGTTAAATGACCCAACACAGATCAACCCGTTAAAGTACGGCAGCTCTGAGGTTGACCCTGACCCAGTTATAGCATTGGTCAAATTGCGCAATGAGGTATATGCCATTAACCGGCATACTATTGAGGTATTTGACAACGTAGGCGGTGATTTATTCCCTTTTCAGCGCATCGATGGCGCTCAGATTCAAAAGGGTGCCATAGGTACATTTGCATGTTGCGTTTACAACGAGTCTATTGCTTACTTAGGCAGCGGTCGCAATGAAGCACCTGGCATCTATTTGGGTGCAAATGCCACAGCGCAAAAAATCAGCACGCAAGAAATAGATGGTTTGCTTTTAACCTACACCGAAGCACAGCTATCTGGCGTAAAGCTAGAATCACGCAACGATAAATCACACCAATACCTTTATGTGCATTTGCCAGATCGGACTATGGTTTACGACATAGCATCTTCGCAAGTGTTCCAAACTCAGGTATGGTTTACGCTAACGAGCGACATTGTAGGCTTTGGCCAGTATCGGGCGCGTAACTTTGTATGGGCATACGACAAATGGCTAATCGGTGACCCTTTGTCTAACTCAGTAGGCTACCTAGACCCCACTATTAGCAGTCACTATGGCGCTAAGGTTCGCTGGGAGTTTGGCACTATGATTGTGTACAACGAAAGCAATGGCGCTATTTTTAACCGGATTGAATTGGTGGCATTAACCGGCCGCGTTGCTTTAGGCAAAGACCCTAGAATCAGCACCAGCTACAGCATAGATGGCATGGTTTGGAGCCAAGAGCGCAGCATAAGCGTAGGCACCATAGGTAACACCGGTAAGCGTTTAGCATGGTTTCAGCAGGGGCATATGCGCAACTGGCGTATTCAGCGATTCAAGGGCGATAGCGATGCATACCTATCGTTTGCACGCCTTGAAGCGCAGCTAGAGCCTTTGGCCTTTTAATCATGGCAACACAAAAGCTAAACCTAACCCGTGACCAGTTAGCAACGTTTTTAAAAAGTCACGAGCAGATAAAACAGTTTGAGCGTTTGTTTCAAATTGTAGAGGAAATAGCACCGTTAACCGATACGGAAGGCATACAGATCAATGCGGAGCAAGCGCAAGCCACGGCTAATACTGCATTGGATTTAATTAGTACAATCTCGCAGGCATTGGCGTTAAACACCGGCGCGGCAGATCAAAAAGCTAATGAGGCCTTAATCAAGATTGAGCAATTGGCGCAAAGCATAGAGATAAACAATTCCATTGCACAAACCAAGGCGCAGCAAGCCTTAGATGCGGTAGCTAAGCTCACACCAATGGTTGAATGGTTAGCACTGGCACCGGCACCTCGGGAATTCAAACGCTCACGCTATGGTGCGTTTTACGATACCACTACGCAAACAGCACCAGCTATAAACACAGCTACACCGATTACATTTAACACTACAAACCTATCAAAAGGTATTTATCTAGGTACACCAGCATCACGCATTTACGTGGATACGCAGGGCATTTATAACGTACAGTTTTCTATTCAATTAGATAAAACCACTGGCGGCGTAGATGAGTTCTTTGTATGGTTTAGACAAAATGGCGTTGATATACCAGATTCATGTAGCCAAGTTAGAATACAAGGTAACAATGCCGAAGTATTGGCAACGGTTAATTATTTTGTAAACATGAAATACCATGATTACATGGAGATAGTGTTTGCAGTAACGGATACAGCAACTAAAATCACATCGTTTCCGGCTACTGCGTTTTCGCCATCTATCCCTGGCATTATTGTTACAATATCCAATAACATCGAAGGCATGATATGACCATCACAGTCAAGGTTTTAGTACCACCAAAGCAGCTAGAAGCTACGCAAACAACGCAATATACGGCTACCAATTGCAGAGCAATTATTGATAAATGCACGGTTACAAATACCAATACAAGTAACATCACGGTTAGCGTTAACTTGGTGACTAGCGGAGGCACGGCAGGTGTAAGCAATTTGATAGTAGATAGCAGATCAATCGTGCCTGATGAAACCTATACATTCCCTGAGCTAGTGGGACAGGTGTTAGAGTCTGCATCATTTATTAGCACCATAGCAAGCTCGGCCACATCACTAACCATGCGGGTTAGCGGTCGTGAGATAACATAAGGGCAGATCATGAATTTAATGACAATAAACGAAATGCCAACTAGAGAAAAAATTCAAAGGTTGCAAGAAACAATGCTACCAATGCAAACAGAGCAACCAGAGCCTCGGCATTTTTTTGCACCAGGTATGTATATGCGAGAATTGGTTGTACCAGCCGGAATGCTAATGGTAGGTAAAATACACAAGCATGCACATTTTCTAATGGTATTAAAAGGCAAAGCCGAAGTTATTAGCGAGTTTGGTAGAATGATAGTGGAAGCAGGCCATCTTTCAGTATCTCCATCTGGAGTAAAACGTGTGGTGTTAGCGTTAGAAGATACTCAGTTTGTTACTGTTCACGTCAATAAAAATGATTCTCAAGATTTAGAAATTATTGAATCTGAGCATATTGAGCCAGAAATTTTATCAATTAACGATAAAGAAAAACAGGAGCATATATTATGACATGGGGAATGGTTGCAATGGCAACAGCTACAGTAATATCAGCAAATAGTGCATCAAAATCGGCAAGCGCACAATCTCAAGCGGCAGGCCAAGCGGCTGATACTCAGGCAGGCGCTGCACAAGCTGGAATAGATGAACAGCGCAGGCAGTTTGATTTAACGCAAAATCTATTGCAACCGTATACGCAAGCAGGTGCACCGGCATTACAGCAACAGCAAGCCTTTTTAGGCTTAGGCGGTGCACCAGCGCAACAGCAAGCCATACAGGGCATTGAACAATCACCAGCTATGCAGGCCATGATGCAACAGGGCGAGAATGCCATGTTGCAAAATGCGTCAGCGACTGGAGGTTTACGTGGTGGTAATATTCAGGGTGCACTAGCCCAATTTAGGCCACAATTGCTAAACCAGCTTATCAATCAGCAATATGAACGCTTAGGAGGTCTAACCAGTTTAGGCCAACAATCAGCGGCAGGCGTAGGTACAGCAGGTATGCAAACCGGTGCAAACATTGCTAACCTTATGGGGCAGCAAGGCGCAGCGCAGGCCGGTGGAATACTAGGACAAGGCAGGGCGCAAGCAATGCAAGCAAACGTACTACCGCAAGCCATTGGGCAATTCGCAGGCATGGGTGGCTTTAATGGTTTTGGCGGTGGCAACGGTGTAACTGGTAATGATTTTAACTTTTCACCAGTTGGCGGCAGCGGTCAGCTATCTTTTTAAGGTTAAAAATGCAACCAATAAACTATAACTTAGATGTTGCAAACCCGTTTCAGGCGGCATTGCAAGGCTATCAAACTGGCGCAGGAATCCAGCAAGTGCAACAAGCACAGCAAGATCAAATGCTAAAGCAGCAACAGCAGCAACAGGCCATGCAAGCGCAACAAAATGAACAAGCGCGGGTTACTGCTATTCATCAAAAATACGCTAATTTTAAAGGGGAAATGACCCCAATGAATGCAATTGAGTTTGCATCTACAATGCCTGCCCCAATGGTAACGGCGCTTAAAGATCAATTTGCAGCACTAGGGGCAGAGGCAGGCAAAAAACAACTAGGGAATATGGCTGGCATTTTGTCTGCTTTAAAAACAAATCCAGATATTGCGCAAAACTTAATTCAGCAAAAAATAGATGCAGCTACTAATAGCGGAAATACGCAAGAAGCGGCATCGTTTAAAGCATTGCAAGACATAGCTAAAACTAACCCAGTGCAAGCATATAACGCTTTAACACCATTAGTGGCAGCACTTGGCAAAGAAGGTCAAGATATGCTAGCGTCTGTATATGGCGCTGAAAAAACAGGCGTAGAAATTCGCAAACTAACGGCTGAAGCTGAACAAAAAGAATTAGAAGCAAAATTTGCGCCACAAATGGCGCAAGCAACATTACAAAAATTATTAACAGATACAGATGTTGCTAAACAAAATGCGCGTGTTAATGCTATAAATGCACAAATATCACGCGAAGGCAATGATTTAAAACGTCAAGAATTACAGTTAAAACTTGATGATGCAAAAAAAACACGAGATTCAATTATTCGTGAAAAAGCAGCAGATATTGAAATAGCACGATCAAGCATGGATAATATGCTTAATACAGCAGATAGAATTTTAGCCACTCCAAAATCAGTAGTTGGGTCAGCGGCTGGACCAGTGTCATCACTTATTCCAACAACATCACAATCAACAGCAGATTTTGAAGCATTAGTTGAAACATTAGGTTCTCAGGCATTTATGGCACAAATACCCAATATAAAAGGAATGGGCGCTTTATCTGATGCAGAGGGTAAAAAATTACAAGCGGCATTGCAAAATTTTAGTTTGAAACAATCGCCAGAACAATTGGTGCGCAATGTAAAAGAAGCGCAACGGTTAATTTTAAAAGCACGTTCAACATTATCAAACCGTTATGGTGTTGAAGAAAGCATGCCAGATAGACCGGCAGCAAGTCAGCGTGGAACACCTACAGCGCCAGCAGCAGGTCAACGTAACGTAACCGTAGATTATTGATATGCCATATTCAATCACTACCAAAGATGGCATTACCATCAACAACATACCTGACGATGTACAGCCAGATTCGGCAGATTTAAAAGCGAGAGTGGCACAAATACGGTCAAGTACATTAGAGCAAGCACCAGCGCAAGAAGTGCAAGAACCTAGCATGATGCAAGACATTGCGGCAGGTGCAGCGCGTGGTTTAGCACCTATAGCCGGTGGTGCAGCATTAGGCGCAGCTATGGGCGCACCTTTGGCCGGTGTTGGCGCAATACCTGGCGCAATAGCTGGCGCAGGTGCAAGCGCATTAGCGCAAATGGTAGGCGACCCAGTTATTAACGCGGTGAACAAACTTACAGGAAGCACGTTTGCAACGCCTACAGAGGCCATTGAAGGCCTACTAACCGCAGCAGGTATGCCAAGGGTACAAACCGAAGCAGGGCGCATTGCACAAACAACGGCGGCCGGTGCAGGTTTAGGCGGAGGCTTTGCGGCGGCAGGTAAAACATTACAGGCCGCAGCAGCATCGCCATTAGGCAAGGCTGTTGGCGGTGCTATTGCAGCGCAACCAGTGGCGCAGGTTACAGGTGGTGCAGGTGCAGGTTTAGCAGGTCAAATGGCGCAAGAATCAGGTGCAGGTACAGGCGGTCAAATTGCAGCTAGTTTGTTAGGCGGTGTAGTCGGTGGAGCATTGCCATTTGCAAAGCAAATAGGTAAAACAGCACAAACAGCAACACAGGCCACAGCACAATCAGCAGCTAAGGCTTTGGCACCACCTCAGGCTGGCATTAGCACCAGCAGGGCATTGGTGCCGGTTAAAGAGTCTTTGCAAAGCATCGGCGCTACTATCAAAGGTAAAATTAGTCCTGAAAAACAGCAAGCCATAAAGCAGCAATTATTGACACAGCCTGATTCAGTGGAAACTGTAGGTTTTAAATTGTCAGGTTCGCAAGTGGTGCCGGATAATTTAGCTAATGAAACCATTAAGCAAGGCTGGAAAGATGGAACCATAGCTAGCATTAAAACGGCTTCAGATGCTGATAAAACAAAAATGCAGCAAATGTTAAACATTTTTAAAATGGGCGAAAAAAGCGAAAAATTCAGAGCTATGAATAGACCTGCTGACATTTTAGGTAAATCAGTAGATAGTCGTGTGCAATTTTTGGTAAACACTAAAAACCAAGCAGGCAAAGAAATAGATCAAATTGCACAAACACAATTAAAAGGACAACCAATTAATTATGACCCTGCAATTAATTCATTTATTGATGATTTAAACCAGTTAGGCGTGCAAGTTGTGATGGATGATAAAGGCGTAGCAAAAGCTGTATTAACCGGCTCTGACATTCAAGGTGACAAAGCAGCGCAACGTATTTTAAACGCAACCTTGGAGCGTTTAAGCACTACTAAGGCACCAGATGCTTATGGTTTACATACGGCCAAACGGTTTATTGACACACAGGTCAGCTATGGTAAAAAAAGTTTAGCATCGCCATTAACTACGCAAGCAGAGCGCACCTTAAAAAATTTACGCAAAAACCTAAACCAAACTTTAGGAGATCAATTTGAAAATTATCGCGTAGCAAATACAAAGTATGCGGATTCAATTACCGCACTTGATGATATGCAAAAAGCGGCAGGTACAAAATTAGATTTTGATTCTCCAAACGCTGATAAAGCCTTTGGTACTGCAATGCGTAAATTGTTAAGCAATTATGGCTCACGCGCTAACATGATTGATGCTTTGGATGAAGTAAACAAAATATCGGCCAAATATGGAATGAAAATAGATGATGATGTAATCAATCAAGTTATTTTTGTAAATGAATTAGATC